TAGTTTTTAAAAACTTCAGCTTGGTTAAGTCACTGGTTGATTAAGCCTGTATTACAGCTAAAGTTGTTTATAATTTCGCTACCTTATTACCTCTGGTACTAAAGTGGCACTATGAAGAAGAAGGAGTCGGGAGTAGTGGAGAGAGGACGCGGTACGCGCCCTCCGACCAACCGTGGAGGAAAAGTTCCTCCGAAGAAGGAAAGAGATCGAGGAGGCCAAGTGGTTTCACGCTCTGGGAATCCAAGTTCCACCGGGCTTAACCGTGGCAATCAGGCCAGAGGATCTGGCGGACGTAAGGGACTGCTAGGGAAGCTGGGGCTGGGATGGGGGTCTTTCTTGCAGAAAGACATCATCCAAGCCATCATGCACCTAGTTCTGGTCCTCCACGCCCTGTTCATGTCCATTGACCAACGCTTCAAGGCGCTCACTCGTCGGGTGCGCGCTCTTGAGAACCGGCGATCTGCCAATCCCTTACTGCTCGCTACCATCATCTGCGCTGTCGCCACCTTGTGTGGCACCATGGTAATTGACATGCAAGTGTCCACGGCCAAAGGCGTGCAGATTTATGAGGGAAAAACCAACCGGACAGATTACTTGCACCTGTTCAAGCTTCCAAAAGATGGATGCTGGAACGGAGTGCTGGTTTCCAAACATTGTCCCAAAGTCGGAGATCTGGCTAAGGACCTGGAGGCTACTGATTGTGGATCAACATGGAGTGAGTTCACTCTGAGGTACAACCGATGCGTGGGAAAGAAGCGAGTCAAGCGGGCTGCTGAGCAACCGAAGACGGACTTGCTTGCGGAAATGGAGATGGTCACGTTTAAGACTATTCGTCAAAACAAGACAGTCTTCATCATCGCACTGCTGTGCGTTGCTGTTGCAAAAAGGTGGCCCACGTGGGTTGTCATCATTCTCGCGATCGGTACGTGGACCACTGTCAAAGGAGAATTTGTGGAACCACTGTACACGCTGAAGGCGGAACAGATGACCATGATGCAGACGATCGTGCGTCCGGAAGAAGGATACGTCATTGCTACCCCAAACGGACTCGTTGAACTGCGGACTAGTGCTGCCATCATCTTGGGGGGTCAATGGCTCCGTGAGCTGTTGGTTGATTGTCAAGTCAACGCCACCTATTCCACGGACGTGTGCCCCGGAGGCTCTCAGCTCAACATGGCTGAGATATCATCTAGGGAGCGGGTTTGCACAACGCAACCATACAACCGAGGATGGGGAACTGGATGCTTCAAATGGGGTATCGGTTTCGTTGGCACTTGCGTCGAACTACATTGCGATGAAGGGTACAATGCGTCGTCTATTGCACGATCTGCCATTGTCATGAACATCACGGCTAGTTTCCATTCTGTTAGTGACACCCAGCAACTGATGGGTGACATTCCAGTCACCTTTCGGTTTGCCAAGCTTGGAAACGCGGCCATGACCTGCCGCTTGGGATCAGAACAGCTCCTGCTTGATTACTACCACGTAACTGGAAACAAACGCGAAGGACTATTCCTGCGGTCTCAGGTGGACAACTGGCCTGGCGTCAGTCTGTCCTCTGGAGGACGAGCTGGATTGGAGAAAGTCGTTGTTTGGGGTGACACGAAAGCCAATGAAATATTGGTTAAACACGTCATGGAACCCCAGCTTGAGTGGGATGACGCTATTCCCACACATGCGGGCTTCCGGGATGTTGCATTCGTGTGCCAGATAATGCTGGATAAGTTGGTCAGCGGGGCATTTCGCGACTGCCAAGGACTGAAATCGTCTGTGTTCGTGCAGAGCGGGTTTGGATACAGCGGAGTTGTTGTAACGACACTGCTGCAGCCAACAAATGAAAGCTGCTCACTCAACATGGTTTGCCATGGATGTCAACTACTGGCAACAAAAATGGTGTTTGGAGCTGGAAAATCAACTGCCCGCGCCTTCGTTGGATGTGGCAACCACACTGGATCTCTTGTGATCGGTGGGGCAGCAGTTCCGATTGAATGTGTGATGAATCCCATCTCCCAAGGATGGAGACTAACCAGACATGTCGTGGACAAGTATCGACGATTCGGAGTACCGGGAGTGGCTGGAGTATGGCATGATTTCGTGGGGGGGTTTTCCCTCGGGAACTTGTTAACCAACACTACCCTGTTGGTTCTACTGGCCTCGTTAGCATTCCTGGACAAGCGCATTGTGGTATTGCTGTTGGTCTGTGGCTACTTTTACTACACACGAGCCGACGTGGGCTGTGGATTTGATCCTGACAGGAAGATCATGTCATGCGGCACTGGTGGGTTTGTTTGGAAGAGCATATCCCAGTGGCCCGTAAATGACCACTCAGTCCAGCTGGAAGATGATGCTGTGGTTGTGTCACTGGTGTCCGAACAACTGAAGACCACGAACAAGGTCTGTCTCATGTGTGAGGATGTCCTTCAATGTGCGGCCGCCCGTAGCGTGGTTAAGAGGATCACGCACGTCAATAACGAGCTGGTCTACGCAAACGTATCTTTGTCCTACGGGAAAGTGTTCCCCCGCGTGAAGAAATCCGTGCACGGTGTCAAAATCGGCGACATAACAATGCAACTCGCATTAGCCACTCTCGATGGTAAGCTAGATGACGAGGAATTTGGGCACCTCACAAGTGGCTTCTTCTCGCGTGGGAAGCAGAATGAAACTGCTGACCACAAGGTTGTCCGAGTTGTCACAAGTGGCAGTGAGTACAAGAAAGTGTGCTCCCAGGCGTTCGCTCTCCAGTATGGTTTTGTCCGGTTCTCGCGCAAGGTTTATGGATCCAATGTGGTGGTTAAGCCAGTTGAGAAGCCTAGCGAAGCTTGTCCAACTTACCTGGCGGGCTCGTATGTGAAGAATGACATTGGAGGATACACTGACGGTATGATGTGGATGCGCAGCCGAAAGGTGAATGGCTCATGGGAGCTGTTCGAACTCGAGACTACACAGAGCCACCAATGCATTTGGCCACAGGAGTACACGTTTGACCTCACAACCCATAACGACAGCGCCTTGTTCATGCCAGCCCACTATGGGGCACCAATGTCCAAGGCCAACCACATCCCCGGATACGGGACCCAACACGAGTTTCCATGGTACAAAGCTGAAATAACTCTGCGCCAAGGAGCAGTTCCCGGAACTGAAGTGGAATCGATGGACTCATGTGACGAGAGCGGATCTGCTGTCAAAGTGGACCCTGCGATTGCCAAAAAGTGGTGTTGCAAAGGATGCCTGGCCAACGAGCGAAAACCAATTCACTTCATTGTGGATGGTGACTATTTCTACCCGATGGAGATCCGTCCAATGACTGCACATTCAAAACTAATCATCGAGAATGAGGGCGTTGAAATAAACGAAATGGATCAAATGTTCCCGAAAACCGTTTCTCCGATCCCCGGAGCTGAAGCATTGCTCCAGGATTTTCGGGACAGCCTGCCAGTAGATGGATCTTCTCCTTTATTGGTGGGCGTGCTTCTACACCTGCTAACGATTCGAACTCGACACCGATGGGGCCAACGCACAATCGGTACTTGGCTGCTGTTCGTGGTTTTTGGCATTCCTGTTGGCGGCTGGCTCGGTTGGTCGTGGATGGGATTGTCATATTCGCTCGCAGCTGTGCCCAATGGAAGCGCACTTCTTATACACTTCTGGCTTGCCTTGCAGTTTTCAACGTCACATTTGTTTTTCCTCGGGTGGTTATTACGCAAGCGCGTCGAATCATCTATCGAGTACGCGTTAACCGTGTTCGCCGCCGAATGGGTAATCTTGAAGTTACAAATGTTGATCAAACAAGCATCCCACCTCGAGCACGTCCTGTTCCCTCTGTACGTGAAGTTGGCACTCAGTATGAGGTCCCAGTTTGCCCCTGTGGACAGCATGATTGCCCTGAACTACGTGGTAACGCACCCGTTGATGGCGTGCCTGGTGAGCCTCGGTGTTGCCCTGGTGATCTTTGTCACACACGTCTGCGTGAACTGGAGGCAGTCTCCAAACTTGTGGAAGAGTGGACTTCGGGCTTCGAAGCGATCAGTGCTATTGGGCGTGTACTTTGTAGTGTTGTACGCGGTTTCAGTCTTACTGCAATTCATGGGTCTGGAGAGTTCTGCCGCCGCTGTGTTCCTGGGGGGTCTGCTGATCGGGCTAGTGACCAGGCTGGTGCCTCCGACGAAATATGTACTTGTCCCGGTGCCGGGTACGAGCGTGCCGAGCAACTGCGAAGAATCATTCACAAGACTACCGCCAGGATTAGAAGGTGTTTACGGACCCAGTGGGGTGGAATTCCTGAACTACACTGATGTGGGATTGGTGTCTTGTGCCATCTTGCTATTCTCGGGCTGCCTCGGGTTGACTCTGATGAATCCGTGGCTTGGGGTCACGTCCATGCTCTTTTGTTGGTTTACTGGAGCTCACGTGTGGTTGCCGAGGTTGATCTTTGGCACAAGTAACCGCCGCTCTGGAGTTAACGACGTGCTATTGGCGCCTCCCATATACGCGGATGAAGTGGACGTGGAAAACGACTTTGGTCATTTGCCGGATGGAACATACAGAATCGTGGCCCATTGTGCGTTCTTCAAGTATCACACTGGTGCTGGTTATGCCAAGGGTGGTGTTTTCAACACGTTGTGGCATGTGACGTCTGGAGCTTGTGTCTACTGGGAGGGCAGGGCTGTCCGAATGCATTCGGCCGACATCTACCGCGATATGGCGTCGTACGGTGGGCCATGGAATATCACTGAATCAAACGAGGCTTCCGTCATCGTCCGTGTGGTCGAAAGTGACAACAGCGTGTCTTGTGTGCGGTGTTCTACTGCCCAACTGAAGATTAATGGCGAAACTGCCTCAGTAGTTGGAAAAGACTTCGGGCGTGGCTCATCTGGATCTCCCATCCACTCCTTGGATGGGAGAGTCGTTGGCCTGTACGGTTACGGCTTTCACATTGGATGGGAGTACTTCTCACTCATCACAAGTGGAGAAGTTGCCATGGCAGCCGAAGTAGCTGAGGAAGCAGGTTCATCACGAAGTTTTGTGGATTGGCACCCAGGACGAGGAAAAACGCGAAAAGTCCTAGTGGTTGAAGCAAAGGAACACATCAAACAGGCAAAGAGGTTGTTAATTCTCACTCCAACGCGGGTCGTCAAAGACGAGGTCATCCGAGCAATCGGAGAAGCGTGCCCAGGCGTGATCATTGGGTCAAACTTGGCCATGTACCGGCGGAACGCGATCACGGTGGCTTGCCATGCCACTCTGACACAGTACGTGATGGAGAAGGGCATTGATAGCATCAAGTTCTCAAAGATCATCATGGACGAATGCCATTTTCTCGACCCGCTGTCGATAGCTTGCCGAGGGATCATGGATTATCACAACGCGAAAGGTGTTAACATCACCTACATGAGTGCGACTCCCCCTGGTTATCCTGGAAGCAATGGATCAAACTTCAACATTCAGGATATAGCTATGAAGTTCCCCAGGGACGTGAACGCTGCATGGGTTCGGAAGAATTCAGAGGGGAAAACAATCGTCTTCGTGGCTACGCAGCATCAGGCCATGTCCCTCGCGAAAGATCTGAAAGGCGTGGCCTTAACGCGTGAGACCTTCGATTCTGCCATCAACAAGGCTCGCAACCCGGAAACTGAATTCGTGGTGTCCACAGACATTAGTGAAATGGGAGCTAACCTCGGGGTGAAAACCGTCATCGACACGCGCATTGCCGTGAAACCCGTGCTGTCTGAAGGTGGAGTCATGCTTGAGAAGGTCGGTATAACTGAAGCCTCAGCTATCCAACGACGTGGCAGAACTGGGCGCCGCGACGAGGGGCAGTACATATACCCTCTCGGAATTGATCTCGAGCACGAACCCACTAATTGGGCATGCTGGACTGAAGCTCAAATGGTACTTGACCAGATGATGTGCGGACCAATGCAGGAGGAGGCCGAATTCTTCCAACCTCTTGGACACTTCCTCCTGGAAGAGAAAGGGAGGACGCGGTTCGTGGAGCTCGTGAAGAAGGAAATACCTATCTGGCTCGCGTGGCAATGGGCAAAAGCTTTCGATCACCGCCACACAATCCTATTCAACGGACCCGAGCGGACGAAGCTCAAAATTCGCACGGAAGCAGGAGATCATGCGTATGCTCCACGGTTCCACGATGACCGCTTTGAGAAATGCAACGAATTGGAAAAACGCACGAAACTGTCAATCTTCCTCAAGCAGCGAAGCGCATTCAACTTTGATGTCCTTGGTGTTGCTCATGGACTGTATGTTGCCCTCACCTCCGTCAACATGGAAATGCTCAGTAGCACACTTCGTGACACCATTGAAAACTTGCACGTCATATCCAGCGTGGATGATCCCTACGTCTCTGACTTCACGATGGGACAGTCCTTAAACGCCTGGACGGCGGTTCTCATTGGAGCTGTTGCCAGTACGGTGCTACTGTTGACGATTATTGGCATGTACAAGATCATGTGTTGGATTTTTGGACGTCGCTATGACCAACTGACTGGCGTTCCACCGACAATTGTCACGTATGCCCAAGGTGGGATTTCACAGCTAGGGTCAATGGCTCTTGCGATCGCCCCTATGTGTGCAGTTTTAGTTGGAATTCCCCCGGTGTTCGTCTTCATTGCGGTGGTTGGACTGTTTGTCATAATGAGCGTTAACGCGACCAACGTCCACAGAGCTTACACGGGCGACACGATCACCATCATCATCATCATGGTCTGCGTTGTTGTCATGGGAGTAGTTGCTTGGGAGTTGGAGCTGATGCCAAACACCCGTCGAGATCTGACTCGCCTGGCTCACTTCGTGATGGAAAGAAAGTTGACACCGTCAGGCGAGGCTGCTCGTGAACCGGCCGGCCCCACGCTACCTTTCAGCATCACTAGCTTGCCTGGAGCACTATGTGTGAGCTATGCGATCGCTGGAATAGGTGGTGTGTTCGCCAACTGTTGGTCAGACGGACATTTTCTGCGTGGATTGTTTGCCAACGAAGCCCAGTCAGCATCTGTGATAGGAGGAGTGCAGATCTCTGCCATCGCATGGGAGACGATGATTCCCGTTGCCTTCACAGCGTTCTTTGCCACAACATTTGTGACTAAGATCTATGGCATCATCATCGGAGTTATCTTCCTGATTCTGGCGCATTTCGACCGACAATATGCCTTCTCTGACCGTGCTGTAAAGGTGCTCGTGGCTCGAACCAGCAAGAAAGATGTTGATGACAACATTTCTGGGCGCGATGGAACCTCGCATGCCAGGCCAACATTCTTCATGACTCAAGTTCTCGCGTCAGCATTGTGGACAGTAACCGCCCCGTCGAGTTTRCACATCGTGGTTTTCTTCACCATCTGCTGCTTCACGTTCCTAACGTTCCGCAGGCCAAACAACCATCTTCTAGGGTTGCTCGATTACACCGGATTGTTACTCGTACTGATCATTGTTGTTGACCCCGTGCTGTTGTTGTTTGTCGGCGCAGCTTTGGTTTTCTGGTTCATTGTGCATCCCAACCGTCTCGCCACTCGCTCACTCGTTAAGACTGACACGTGTGGGATTGGGTACCGATGGAAAGAAATCTTGAACACCCTCGACAAAAAATCGTTCGACCAGTACAGATCTCGTGGTGTTAACGAAACGGACAAAGGAGATTATGTTTCCCGCGGTGGACTGAAGATGGATGAGCTGCTACGGAAGTTCCAGTGGGAACCAAAAGGTGTTGCTGTCGACCTTGGATGTGGAAGAGGAGGTTGGAGCCAACGTTTGGTGATGGATTCACGGGTTAGCGCCGTCCAGGGATTCACTCTTGGAGGTAACAACCGCGAAAACCCCCAACCRTTYCGAACGAAGGGACACAACCTGGCAACGTTGAAAGCTGGAGTTGATGTTTATGCTGAACCTCCCAAGGATTGCAACACGATTGTCTGCGACATTGGAGAAAGTGACCCTCGTGGTGATGTTGAACGAACTCGTACGCTGAAGGTCCTGGGCTTGCTTGAGAGGTGGCTGGAACACAACCCGAATGCTGCTTTTGCGTGTAAGGTGCTATCTCCTTACCACATCGAGGTGCTGCGGAAGTTAGAGACGTTACAGCATAAGTACGGTGGCAGAGTTGTCCGGCTGTCGTATAGCCGGAACTCAACAGCCGAAATGTACTACATCTCTGGTGCCAGAGCTAACATTGTCGGCTCTGTGTTTCAAGTTCTCGGGGCTCTCCTTGGTCGCTTCCGCAGGAACGACCCAGTGATTGTTGACTGCCCGCCGAAACTGGAACTTGGAACCCGCAGCGACCCCAGGTCCAAAGTGAAGCAACAACAGCCTCAGCTCGTTGAACGGCGCGTGCAGCGCTTGAAGAACGAGAACTCGCATACCTGGTTCGTTGACCGTGAACATCCGTATCAATCCTTCAACTACCACGGGTCGTTCGCAACTGATGACATCTCTCCTGGTGGCCAGACGGTGAACCCAATGATGCGTCGAATCATGTGGCCTTGGGACTTCCTCACACGTGTGACAACGTTTATGATGACGGATGTATCCACGTACTCGCAACAGAAGATCCTAAGAGAGAAAGTCGACACACTCACTATGGAACCGGACACGCGCACGAAAGATCTGAATCGCCTCATCATGAAACACTTCTCACGTTCGTTTAAGAGACGTGGATTGCGACCTCGGATCCTGACCCCCTCTGATTACATCAATAACGTTAAGAGCGGGGCAGCCGTGGGGGGATGGAGCTCCGAAATGCCGTGGAATGGAGTCAATGAAGCGTTGAACGACCCTGCGTTCTGGAGTTTGGTTGATCGAGAGCGAGCGTTGCACCTGAAGGGAGATTGTGAGCTCTGTGTCTACAACACCATGGGCAAGAAGGAAAAGAAACCGTCTTCGTTCGGTGAAGCTCGCGGATCACGCATCATCTGGTACATGTGGTTGGGAAGTAGGTTCCTCGAGTATGAAGCGCTCGGGTTCTTAAACGAAGACCATTGGGTCGCGCGGGAGAATTTTCCGTGCGGTGTCGGAGGTGTGGGAGTGAATTACTTTGGGTATTACCTAAAGGAGATCGCCCAGAAAGGACAATGGCTGATAGCCGACGACGTGGCAGGCTGGGACACTAAGATCACGGAAGCTGACCTTGAAGACGAGTTGTGGCTGTTGCTCGACATGGTGCAGGATCCCTACCATGCTCAACTCATATCCAGCGTGTTTAAGCATTGCTACATGAACATGGTTGCCCTGTTCCCTCGTAATCATCCCAAGTACAGAAGCGGCACGGTGTTCGACGTGCTATCCCGCACGGATCAACGTGGTTCCGGACAGGTCACAACCTACGCCCTCAACACAGTGACGAATGGAAAAAATCAGGTGGGCCGAATGCTGGAAGCTGAAGGATTGCTGGAAGAACCTCTACCTGTGATCGACACGTGGCTGGACAACAACCTCGAACACGTTCTCGGTTGCATGGTCGTTGCTGGAGATGATGTTGTTGTTGCGACAAACAACGATCGCTTCCACACCAGCTTGACGTATATCACMATCACGTCAAAAACACGGAAGAACCTCAAACCAACTGAGCCGTCTCCCAGGTACACAAGCTGGGAGCAAGTCGAGTTTTGCTCCCACCACTTCCATGCTCTGGTACTGAGGGATGGGCGGGAGATCATTGCTCCATGTCGTGATCAGCATGAAATCATCGGGAGAGCTCGAATCCAGAAGGGAGGAGTTGTTAACATGTCCGCCGCCGGGTGCCTAGCCAAGGCTCATGCCCAAATGTGGGGGTTGTATTACTTCCACCGCAGGGACTTGCGATTGGGTTTCGCGGCTATMGTRTCAGCCGTTCCTTCAAACTGGATTCCGACAGGTCGCGTCTCCTGGTCCGTGCACCAGCACGCTGAGTGGATGACCACCCAAGACATGTTGGAGGTGTGGAACACCGTGTGGATCGTTAACAATCCATGGATGATGACCAAGGACCTCGTGAAGTCTTGGACAGACATCCCGTATCTTCCCAAGTCAAAAGACATCGCTTGCGGTAGCCTCATTGGCGAGCGCGATAGAGCCTCATGGTCTAAGAATATCGTGGCTACGGTGGAAACCGCTCGGAGGATTATTGAACAGGAGAACGGCAGCCAAAAGTTTCCGGATGGATTGCAGATCCTAGGGAGATACAAGACCCACCGAGATCCCGTGTTTGGGTAACCTAGCAGCCGAACAGAGCTAGGTAGGAGGTAGAGCCGATAACTCTACCACTTCAGCGCAAGGAAGGAAAGCTGGACGCTACCTTAGGTGGTGACGACACCTCGCCCCCAGTCTCCCAGGTTGGGGATCGTACAACTTCGTTGGGCTATTGCCCCCGCAAGGAGGGACGTGTGCATCACGTTTCTGGGAGTTAACGGCTCTCCGGCCCCAGTTCCTAGGTCCAGGTAGGATCCCGTGGCGCTGTGAGGGCGCTAAACAAGCTTGGTATCTTGGCAACTACCACTGGAAGTTCTCCAGCCCGCGCAAGGAAGGATGCGATGAAAACGCTTGTCCTTGGGAGTTGACGACTCTCCGCCCCCAGTCCCCAGGTCAGGGTATGACCCCGTGGTGTTGAAAGGACACTAAACAAGCTTGGCATCTTGGCAACTGCCACCGCAAGGGAGAGGGATTCCCTCTCGGGTGTGGACGACACCCCGGCCCCAGTCCCCTAGGTCATGGGAAAAACTGACCCCGAAGTGCTGCAAGGGCACTAATCACCGTAAGGTGAGGGCGCACAGGATCGAATATCCGGGTGAGTGACGCCACCCCCCGAAATGTGTATTGTGACAGGCTTGCTCGCAGCAGCAAATCTCCACCGTTAGGAGATTTGTTGTGAGCATTGCTTGTCTACGTCT